ACGGGTTTCGCCTTCTCGACTGCCTTCTGCAACTCCACCAACCGCGGCATGAGGTCAGCGCGCTTGTAGAGCGCAACCTTGACGTTCGGTGCCTTGAACTTCTGCACCCAGCCGTCGATGTCGAACTCGGATGCGTCGACGATCGTGCGGGCAGCGCGGGGACGTGCGGTCATCGTGTTCCTCCCAGGAACCCCAGGACCCAGGTTGGACCCGGCCGCGCGTCCTGGGAGCCGCGCGGCCGGGAGATGAATCAGGTTACGACGGTCGCGGTACCCGAGAAGCCCTGCGGCAGACACTTAACCATCATCTTCAGGAACCCACCCACGCCCGACGGCATCTTCGGGCGGTCAGCGGTGACCTTGAACACCGTGAACACCTGAGCCGAAGCAACCGCCGTCGACGACGGGATGCCGACCCGCTTGTAGATGTACAGGGTCGGGTACTGGTCCGTGAAGATCGTCGAAGGGTCATTCGTGCCCGCGACACCTGCGGTGAACAGCCGGAACATGTTCAACTGCACCGTGTATCCACGGAGCGACGGAGCCTCGATCTTCTCCCCATCAGCGAACGACATCTCAGACACCACGTCGGTGTCAGCGAAGTCGATCTCCGTGCCGGAGGTCAGCGCGCCGGTGATGTCCAGACCCGCAGTCATCTCAGCCACGGTCGGGGCCAGCGGTGCGACGACGGTGGTCACAGCGATGACCTTGGTCTTGGCAATGTCGATAACGCGATCGTTCGCCATGATCAGCTCTCCTTGTGCTTAGTGGTGGTGGTTGGCGGCACCACAGCGGGAGCCGGGTCGTCAAGTGGCGCGAAAGTGGGCAGGTTCCATGTCGGGTCATAGCCCTCGCCCTGATGTGGGAGCTCGACCCCGAATGAGTAGTCGTCGTCGGGTGGCGGTGCAGACTTCTTGGTGGTCATACGGGATCTCCTATGTGCGGGATGCGAGCAGAGAGAATTGATCGACCGCGTAAACGGTTGGGCGGTCTTTCACGTCCTCATCGACCTGCGGAGGGTTCGACAGAACGTGCTGGATCGGCCCGCACACAAATCCGGGGACAGTCAGCTCCACATCCGTGAGTGCCGACTGAACCTTGTCCGCCAACCACGAGACACGCGGGCGGGCCGAAGCATTCACATTCGGCCGGCTAGCGACCGAAGTGACCTGGAAGAAGAACGACTGATCCCGGGACACGCCATCCCATGCGCCCGGCGAACGCTGCCCGTTGTTGGAGTACAGAACCACATATCGATCGGGTGGCGACCCAGGCACCGATGCGTCATAGACCGCAACGTCGTTCGGCAGAGCAGCCACGAGCAGCGTGAGAACTTCGTCGGCGACGGCCATCAGATCGTCTCAGCCAACGCCGACAACAACTGCTCCACCCGCGCCGCAGCCGGGTCGAACACCGGCCCAAAATGCGGGTGCGGACCGGACCGGCCGGCGCCGAACTCCAAGATGAACCCGAACGGAGACGACGACTCGACAGTGATCGACGCGCCCGCCGCAACCGGGGTGACCCTGGAACGGATCGTGTTCGTATAGCCCGGCACATATTTCGTCACCGGGGCCAACGCCTTGACCTCAGCCTCGATGACCGACCCCTGCGCGCGCATCACACCTTGGATCAGCGCGCCCAGTTTCGATGTGTGCGCAGCCATCTCCTTCGCCAGCCGAGACGCATCCGAAGCGTCGATGACGATCACCCCGTCACCGCCTCAACCTGAACCCGTTGCGCCGTGACGTCAGTGCCCAACAGCAACCCCGACACCCGAGCCCGGAAACCCTGCCGCAAATGCCCAGCAGGGTCGTCGGCCGGAACAGCGGTGATGGTGACAATCGCACCGACCGGCAACCGCGGCGCCGACACCGGAACCGACAACGTCGGCGACGACGTCGACACACGGTCACCCGCAACCTCACGGGCAGATGCACCCGAGACGGTGCCGGCCATCCGCAGCCTGCACCGACCCGTGTAAAGAACCGTTGGCGCCGCATCGGTTTCCAGGCCGGTGTCCGGGTCGATCGTGCCCTGCGTGGTGGATGGGACCGCGACACTGCACGTATCCCGCATCCTCGCCTCGGCCACCGCCTGACCCGCTACCAGCGGCCCGGTTACGTCCACGGTGACGTGACCCCAACGAACCCGGTAGCCATCGAGAACGAACCCGCACGAGCGGACCCGGCGCCGAGTAGCTGCCACTCGTCGTCGGTGACGAACAGATCCGACCCTGAAATCGTGACGTCAAACGTGTCCGACTGGGTGAAGTCATCGATGGTTTCCGAATGCTGCCTGGCCCCTTTCAGGTTCAGGAACACCCGGCGAACCGCCTTGACCTCCACCAGTCGGACCAACGCCACAAAATCCGGATCGCCGACCCGGGTTGCGTAATCGCTGACCCGCGAACGGATCAGCGTCTCCACATCCGTCAACCACGACTGCGCCTGCAACTTCTCGGCGTCGGTCAGGTCGCGGCCGAGACGAACCGCCACATCGAACGGACTAGTGAAAGCCATGACGGTTCACCCCTTCCCGGAATGAATCAGCCGGCCAAGCCGGTGATCTTGTACGCCGCGTACGGATCTGTGACGGCCATGACCGGGCGCACGTCGGACTGAACCCACGTCCGCTGCGTCGCCTGCTCCCGCCACGTCTCCGTCGAGATGCCCTTCTCGAACCGGAGTTCACCGACCTGCCCGGAAGCGACCGCATAAGCGGTGCCGGCGGTCACGCGAGCCGAAACGATGAAGTTCCGGACACCGTTGTCGCCGAGGACAGCGTTGACGTTCCCGGCGCCGTACAGCACGCGCAGAACGGACGCCTGGTTCGGGTGAACAATCCATGTGTCGATGTCGTACCCGAGCTCGGCGACGTCCGCCGCCAACTGCACCTTCGCGAAGTCGAACGCCGGATCACCCGCGGCGGTCTTGGATCCCGCGGCTGTGGTCGTCGCGGTGCCCCAGTTCACGCCCGTCACGGTCTGGGTCGCCGTGTACGTGGCGATCGCCACTTCCAACGCCGTGAGCGCCCGAGTGTTCAGGCCCTTCACGATGTCGTTCAGCAGCTTGTTCGCCTTGCGCTGGAACGAAATCTGGTCGTTCCGGTCGCGAGCCTCATCAGTGACGAAGAACTTGCCACCGAACTTCTCGACGAGCGCCACAGTCGGCGCGCCCTGAGTGTGCGTGACGATCGGGAACTCCGCGCCCGGCTCAACGTTCTGAACCGACCGCGCGGTATCCAGGTACAGATCATTCAGGGTCAACTGATCGAAGACCAGCGCGCCGCCAGTGACGCCACCACCAGTGTTGAAGATGTCGGCCGCGAACAGGTCCTGCAGCGACAGATCCGACAGGTACCGGTTGATGCGCGTCGGCTGATCCAGCATCAGCGCAATGGTGATCGCAGAGTTCGCGACCGAAGGGGTTCCGAGCGGGTAAGAATCTTGGATGCTTGCCATTGTCTATGCCCCTTCCTCAGTAGAGCCGGATGAGAGTGTCGGTGTTGTTCGCGCCAGTGCCCAGCGACTTGCCGACGGCCTTACCGGACGCCAACGTGATCACCTTGCCGCCGGTCCCGACCTCGACCTCGGCGCCCGCGGTGATCGCCGCGCCGCCGGTCACGAACACGATGGTTCCCGGGCCGCAGATCACGGGAACCCTTGCGCCAGAAGCTGCGTCGTATGTCGCGACACCCAACGCGCGGGCGCCGGCCGCCGCAGTGGCGACCTTGATCATTCCAGTGGAGTCGACGGTCGCGGAAACATCCACGAACGTCTTCCCGGTCACGGCAGCGGTCGTCAGGCAAGTGACATCCGAGCCGGGCCGGAACAGGGGGATGGCTTCGTTTGCCATGCCTTAGTCCTTTCGGGTCTGTAACGTCCTGGCTGTCCGCCATGACGATGGGTAGGCGTCCGGTGACGTGATGTCGTCATCCGTGGAAGTGGCACCAGGGCGCAACTTCTCGACGGGCTTCTCGGACGGTGGAACGGTCGCCTTCGCGGCCACAGCCGCAGCCTGCAATGCTGCGATCCGCTTGGCGCGGGCCTCGATCTGATCCTCGGTGCCGGTCCCGAGTAGTTCCAGGTCGTCGTCGCTGATCTGGTGACGCCGTGCGATCCGCTCACGGATCAACTCGGTTTCAGCAGCCAGCGCACGCTGCTCCGCTTTCGCGGCGCGCTCCTGGACCTTCTCCGCTTCCGACTTCTGCGACTCTTCGTAATCGCGAACCTTGGCCTCGATGGCTTCCAGTTCCTTGACCCGGGCGCGTAGCCCTTTGGCTTCGTCGTTGGCCTTGCGAATCTTGGCCATCGCACGGTCCTGGTCGAACGATTCCGTGCTGGTTTCCTCAGCCTCCGGGGCATCGGTTTCAGCGGTCGTTTCAGCCGTAGTCGTGTCCGACATCATGTGATGCCCTCCTGGGGCGATAGTTGGTTACTGCAAACCGCGCCACCAGGGCACGGGAGCTATTTGGCGCCGAGCGATAGGCGCATGTGGGCGAGGATGTCCTTCGTCTTGCCGCCCACGTCGGCGCGTGCCGACTTGTAGGCGTCCTCCCAGCCCTTCACGTACGGCGCCGGTTCATACGCGGTTCCGGGGAACACAGGGACCGCGACGCAATGGCAATGGTCGTGGTACTTCGCGCCGGCGCTGTCCTCCCACCGGTACTCCGCGCCCCGCGTTGCGAGTAGCGCGCAGAACGCGCACGCATTCGCCGACGCATGACGGGCGAACCGCGGTTGCGCGGGATCCTCACCGACGTTGAACTCCACCGTGTCACGGGCGCCCGCAGCGACGATCTTCTGCACGCCGCCCGTCAACCTGGACAACGCCAGGTCGGGGTCAGGTGAGTCGACACGAAAGAGCGGAGCAACACCCCAACTGATCAACTCTTGAACCTGGCCGGCAGCGGGCGGGTCTGCGGGCCGAGCCAGATACGCACCGGGCGATCCAGCCGCCGCGCGAGCATCGTCGTAGAATGACGCACCCACTTCCGCGGACAACGGCACATAGGCATCGATCAGGTCAGGCAACACCGCGCGCACATCGCCCGCAACGGCCCCAGGATCACTGCCAGTCAGCGAGTTCCAGAGGTCCAGCAGGTCAGCCATCGCCAACGTCGACACGTCGCCCACCGACGACTGGTAGGCGACTACCTCACCCAGTGTTGGCATTGCCCTGCGCAGCCGCCGCCGCAGCCACGCCCGGGTTGGTGCGGGCAGCCTGCGCAGCCGTCGCTAGAGTCGACAACCGGGCCTGCGCCTGGTCACGGCGCCGCATCTGCGCGCCCCGCTGAATGTCGGTGTCCGAAACCCCGGGGACCTTCTCCCACAACAACTCCACGGGGAATTCGAGCATCTGCGCAAGCTTCCCCAACCCATCCACAGTCTGAGCGAACGAGCGCGCCGTCTTGTCAGCCCACCGGACCTCGGAACCGAAATCCTCGGCGCCGGCAGCGTTCCCGTCGAGATGGGATGCCAGCCGAAACCACGATTCCCACGACTCGCCGAGACTGGTCGCCATCTCGTCACCCTCGGCGTCCTCGCTGTTCTGCAACGACGCCAACGCCTCAGCG